GTGTACTCATTCTCGCTAAACCAATAATCCTCACAATAGGTAAAATCTACGAACCACTGGTATACAAGGAACTTACCCATCCACGGAATAGCAGTCAACAAGTCAAACAGTTCCTTCGGGCTTTCCGCAGCAACCATCTTCTCCCATAGTTCATCAGTCAAAGCGTACTTTGCGAAGTAGATGGGAGACTGATCGAAGTTGATTTCACTGGTAGGAATCTTCTTCTCAAAATGGACTCGTTCAAGCCAGCTACGAACCGGACAGGTGTAGTATGCGCCACTCCACCAGGTATGGGCTTCGTTGTCTGCAATCCGTTTGTTGCATGCTTCGAAGTCCTCATCGCTCAGAGGAAACTTCAGCAACTTGCCGCCTGTTGCGATCTGGTAGGATTCAAACTTATTCCAGAATCGCATCAGAATGATATTGAAGAATCGATCCTTCAGACTAGCTTCAGCCTTACAGATATTATCAATAACGTTGCGAGATTCGCGGTCATGCTCTCTACGAACGTTGGTGAACTTTACCTGTAGGAAAATCGGATTATCCGTCCAGGGAGCAGGCAGCTTCTCAACATCCTTCTTTTTATGAATCTCGTAACGGTCGTGGATGAACTCGTATAGGTTTGCTAGCACATCCTCATTCAAAGTCGGATTAGCCGCCTTGATCACATCTTTTCTGACGTCACAATAGAATACATCGCGTGATCTATGTTTCATATCTATATTGGGTAGGTTAAAAACGAAATTTAGCGGTAGTAATCATCCCAACTATTCATCTGTTCATACGGCTCGCGGTCCTTCTCGAAACCATCCGCACGAATTCCAGTGAACAAGATATGGCTGGCCATATAGCGATGCTCGAATCCGAGAGCCATATGTTCCAGCTTATCGTCGATCAACTCGCTATAAGCAACGTAATGCTTTTCGTGCGTAGCGATAAAACCGTCTGAGAAATTGAAGCAACGTTTCAGAAAATTGATCTTAGACTGGGTGTGTTCTGGGAAGCATGAACTCACAAATACGATAGTTTGTCCATTATCATGGGCTCGCTTAAGCGCTTCTACAGAACCCTCCACCGGTTCCAACTTGTCATACAAATCCGGCTTGCGCCAGAATGATATCGGGTCTACATAGTTCTTCAGACCATCGGCAACCAGAATCTCTTTCATCTCAGTGACCAAATCATAGGTCCGAGTCAAATTCAATACTGGCTTATCCGTGAACTGTTTGAACCAGTCCATCCAAGGTGTTAGCGAATCAACGACCGTCAAATCCACGTCGCATGCAATAATACCCATCTAAATATTCCATCCACTAGGGTTAGTTAAGTTAATCCTATCATACTATATTTTACATATAAAGTAAAGGCTTATCCATATGAACCATTATGTATATCAGATAACAAATAACATAAACAGCAAGATTTATGTTGGAGTCAGATCATGTGAATGTGATCCAAATGAAGACAAATATATGGGGTCTGGCGTCGCTATCATCAGGGCTCATAATAAGTATGGGTTAGATAACTTTACCAAGGAAATTATAAGTACATTCGATACAAGAGAATTGGCCAATATAGCAGAAGCTGAGATTGTCACTTTAGAATTCTGCGATAGACCAGATACGTATAATATGCGAGAAGGCGGAACCAATGGGTTATTGACTGAGGAACAGAAAACCAGAATATCAGAAACAAGAAGCGGCATCCCGGCTTGGAACAAGGGTATCCCAAGAACTGAAGATGAGAAAAGGAGGATGTCTGAAAATCGTATGGGCGTAGAAGCATGGAATAAAGGCATTCCTAGAGATCAGGAAACTAAGGACAAGATTTCCAAAACTAGATTAGAAAGGAAAATCGAATCTCCATTCAAGGGAAGAAAACATACTCCAGAGAGCCTAGCTAAACTGAAGGATAAGGTCGTATCTGAAGAAGTTAAAAACAAGATGAGCGAGTCTTGCCGTAATCAAGAAAGATATAATTGTATTCATTGCGGAACTGAGTGTACTGCAGGAAACCTTAAGCGATGGCATAACGATAACTGTAAGCACAAATAACAAAAGCCCTTCCGTGAGGAAGGGCTTTTCTGTTTTACATATTACATACCTTGTAGGAGGCGCTCAAACTCAGCCATTTCATCCGAATCGCCAGCCAAAGGCGCTGCGTCAGCAGTCTTTCCGACAGACGGAGCAGGAGTTGACTTAGCTTGTTCAGCAGGAGCTTCTTTCGAGCCGCCAGTCATTTCATCAAGCATTTGCTCTGCAGTCTTAGGCTTACCGGCTGCGGGAACATCAGAACCGCCTTCGGCACCAATACCCATAACCTTCTCATACTTTGCCTTCAGTTCGTCGTAGGTCTTGAAGTTCTTACGATCATAGAACTCAGCGATGGAATGCGATGCCTTCCAAATGCGTTCCATTTCAGCTTCATCACCACCAGCCAACGGGCCTTGCGGACCCCACTTGACGCTATCAAAATTCGGCGCGTCGATTTCCTTCTCACCAATCTTCTTCTTCGTGTACGTCAAGTTCAAGATCAGGTCTGCACCTTCGAACATATCGAACGGGTCAAACACCGGATCAGTATCAAACTCAGGCTTGTTACACTTCTCAAGAATCTTACGAATCGTCTCACCGAATTCATAGATCATAACCTTACCGTTGTTCTCAGGATTCGTACCATCCTTGATAATGAGAACGTTGGCGTAATAGGTCGTGCTCGGCAAACGCTTCTTCAGAGCATTCTTAAGAATCTCATCATTGTTCTTCTTGGCAGTACCCCAAAGCGGGCCATCATAGGCACGAACAGGACAGTCTTCACCGAACGTCTGAAGCGACTTTTCGATGTACCAACCCTTCGGTCCTTGGAAACCGTGGCTCAGAATCTTAGCCATCGGAGTCAGGTCTTCAGCCTTGTACTTACCTTCTTCGACACCAACCTCATCCACAAACGGAATAGGCAGGAATCGGATAATATTCACAGACTTGTTGTCTTTTGCATTACGAACCGGCTTCCAAATGCGTTCATCTTTCTTGAATCCACCGCCATTTTGACCAGTCTTTTCCAGCTTTTGTTGCAGAGCTTGGAAGTTTGAACCTTTACGTGCACGTAGTGCGTTAAAATCTACAGCCATGTTTATATCTCGCTTACAATAATTTTAGTTTCATAGAATGTCATTCTTTCTTTTAGGATGGAACGAGCAATGAGCTTCTGACCTTCTCTTGCCGCTATACGTTTATTTAGTCTGGCTTTTTACGCCAGACACATATTATACCTTAGAACCCGATCACAGAGCTAGTGGTGTTACGTTCTTTCAGTAGACGCAGCTGCATTGCTTCATTTTTGATCTTATCAAACAATGAAGGGCTGATCAGCTTCTTACCATCTTCGGGCTCAAGACCCAGTTCTTCAATATACTGAGTGGTATGATAAATATAGGAATCTTCATCCTTATCCGACCACGCCCGGCTTTCCACTTCAAGCGAAAACTCTTCAGACGAAGGAATCGCCACGGGAGTTGCTTCAACTACGTTTTCCATTTTACTTCCTTGCGTCATGAAGGATGAACCACGGCATATCGTCAATCCATACGTTGACTGAGATACCTTGTTCAAACATAAAGTCGTGTTTATTTCGGCGTTCGGTGAAGAAAATATTGTCCACCTTGCCAGTGAGGGTGCGAACTACATCAGCGCCTTCTTTACGATATCGCATTGTAACGCAATACACAGTATGACCACTAGCCTTAGCAGCTGTAATGAAGGCGTCCCATAGACGGGGATCGCGGGTGTATGTGTCGTCGTAATCAAGAGAGATTACCATTTTCTTGATTCCGTAATCATATTCGGAGCAGTCATTCATGCACGCTCCTGCCAGTTCTTGAAGAAAATCTCTAGGGATTCTCTATCTATTCCCGCAGCTTCTGCATGCTCTTTGGACATAGGCAAACCCGCGTTCCTCATACTACAAGGACACAAGGGTTCACCATGAACCGGTCCCATACAAGCACATAATACGGGACCAATTTGTTTCGAATAAAACTGATCAGATTTGTTATACGTCAATCGTACTTGTCCTTCCAGCAGTTTTCTTAATCTCCCGCAGACGGTCCTTGAACACGTCTGGAACTCCCTTGCGGAAATCGCCCACTCCAGCAACGATACGCGGAGAACCTATCACTTGATCAATACCACCCGTTTCTTTACAGTTAGGGCAGGGAGCCTCTTTAGGTTGATTGCGGTCTGCAATCTTCAAAACATCCGAGAAGGTATGCTCACACTTCTCGCACTTATATTCATACAATGGCATACTTAATCCAAATAATGTTCTTGATGTTCAAACAAATCCCCCACGCATTGGAGATTATGCTTATCGGCCAACTCTACGCCATAAGCAATAGCTTCGTCCTTGCCCTCATACGGCCATGTTTTACGGGAGGCGATGCAATAATCCCTGAACTCATAATCCCAAGCCAGAACTAAATCCAGCTTAGTCTTATCAGAACGCGGAAATACTACTATCCAAACTTGGCTCATTGATTGAATACCTTGTCAACTAGTTCCACGATATACAGCGAGTCAATTTTAACTTCCGGGTTTTCTTCCCGCGCCTTTGCCATAACAATCAGCAAATGATTCATGTACGCCTGGTCGCATCCAGTCAGCTGATCCTTAACAACGTTAACATCTGTAAGGTCCAGATCGTTGACTTGCCATGCCATCTTCAGGATTTCCCCTGCCGAGATACGCCAGCCGCGCTCAATAAACTTGCGCATACGGAACAGGCTACAAATCGGATATAGGGAACCCGTATAGTTCAGGGTCTTGCTGAGAATGGATTCAAGAGCCGAAGCGCGCAGATCCAAAGTATCAGTTTGGTAATCATACACGTTCTTGCAATGCTCGAAGTCGTAATTCTTATGAATCTCTTCAGGAGAGCCATAGAAACGAATCACCAATTGGATCTTATCCGTCAAGGTAATAGCATTGGCGCTTAGGAAAACCGGGCGATAGCGTTCTTTCTTTGCTTCCTCGGTTTGTTGAGGCTTAAGGATGTAATCAGCTACTGCGTCTGCACCACCCTCGCCAAGACCTTCTTCATATGCGAATTCAGGGGTATCTTCAGCGTCATCCGCTTGAGCTACTCCGTGACTTTGGACGTGAATCTGAACACGGCCATTTTCATCAACCTCTACAACGGGCTGCATGCCGTGATCGCCGTTCAGACGTGTGAAAGTCTTACAGTAATACTCGGCAATAGCTTCTGTCGTTTCCTTCGTCTTGAAGTAGATGTCGAAGTCCTTGATCTCATCGCCCATCAACATCGAAACGATAGAACCGCCGGTAACAATAACGTCACGGCGCAGTAGCCTTTGTACGTCTTTATCGTCAACCGACTTAATCCAATCGCCAATCTTATTCTTCAGAATCTTACGAATTGACTTGCTCTTAAAACCGTGTTCCATTCATACTCCATAGTTAGTTATCTAAACAACAGATACTATTATACTATGGAGTATGTATGAAGTAAAGTAGGGCAGCTGAATTTTATTATTTGATAATCAGCTTGTTATTGAACTCGGAGATAGAATACAACGGCATGGGTTTAGAGTTACGGGGAATTATCAGAAGTTTTTGTATTACCTTGCCTACTTCTTCGTTCTCCCTTTGTAGCTTGATACCAAGTGATGGCATCTTCTCGATCATTTCGTGATTCTCGCGCAGACAACGCTTGAGAATACTTTCTAATGCCGAAACCTCTTCATGGGATAACTCAATCTTTGCCATCGTCGTGCTCCCCTAAAAGTTACGTTCTTTTATCCTATTATAGACCCCTTTTTAGCTATCGTAAGACGAAGGTCACATGTCCGACCGTCTAGGACGATAGAAAGCATGATCCCCGATCCTAGCAGTCACCTTATAGTGAACAAGCCAATTCTTGTCAGTGGCTAACTTAGGGTTGACGAAATACAAAGACCCATGAGTCGGGTCTGCTCGATCCCCTTGCCAAGCCACCAAAGATGCCTTGATCGATTCCTCCATTTGTTTCTTTACGCCTGGTTTATCTTCCTTGATCCAAGTGACCTTCTTGAGAAAGTCAAATTGACCTCGCTGTCTTACTACCGCACATACATCGTCTGGGAAATTGCTGCTCTTTGTACGGTTGATAATCACATAGGCTACAGCAATCTTTCCTTCCATGGATTGATTACCGGCTTCGCCGTGAACAGCTTGCGATAGGCAAGCTACTTCTTTGAGATTATCTATATTGTCCATGTTTATGGCTGGTGGCTGAGATGCGCCGATGTTAACTGCCATAAACATTGATACTATCATCGCCTTGAATTGGGCAAGCATATACTACTCCTTTATTAATTATGATAGATTTTGATTTCGCTAGATTGCCTTAAAATATGGATTATGTAAAATTAGATTATACCCTACTATACGAACATAGTAAAGCGCCGATAAAAATGGAAAACCGGAGAAACTTTTACGTTTCCCCGGTTTGGTTGGTTTTTATTATGATTCTAGCCAGCTTTGAATAACTTCAATTTGACTCGACGCCAGAATTCAAAATGTCGAGTCCTCAAAGCTGGCTTTATGCGTTTGGGTCTTGAGGCACGTCCCCTGGAAAGGCCGCAGCTACAACTGACTCGTTGAGTTCCTTCCTATAGTATTTACCTTGAATAATTTCAGCCAATAATTTAGCGTCGTCTTTATGCAAGGACGGTAGCAACTGGTGAGCCACTGCTCTCTTAGTTCTTGGTCCCGTAGGAAACGTATCATACATACGGTTCACTTGTCGCCACATACTCTTCAGAGTCTCTACGCTGCCACCCTTCGGCACATTAGACGGTTGCCAATCTAAAGGACCAATAGACAAGATGTCGCTGAAAGCGTCCCGATAGAAATAGGCTACAATGAGGAAATACTTCAGTTCGGGATAGATAGCGCTATAGCGTTGCACAGCAGCAACCCTATCTTCAAACTTCTCAGGTTGAGCGCAAAGCTCAATTAGCTCGCTCAAGTCTAAGTCACGCCGTTTAATATTTGCTGCTTGTCGGTCAGTTAGATAACCTTGTGTGAAAGCTGATGATGCTCCGCTCATTATTTTACCTCTGTGAAAAAACTGTGACACTTCATTACAGCATAAGAGTCACAAATGTCATCAATGGGCTTGGCCATTTCTTTGACACCTAGAATCTCGTGAATCTTTACTGATAGTTGTTTCTGGAACGTCTCCACCATGACATCTTTCTTTGCGTTTCCTTTCCCGGTGAAATTCTTCTTCACCTGGGATGGAGCAGGAGTAGCAAACTTGATATCATTCAAATCCATATACTGCTTCAGCAAACTAGCATTCTCAGCAATCTGGAACACTAGTCCTGAACTTGCACCTAGAGCATAACCCTCAATACAAGCCTCTTTAACTCCGTGATGGATTAGAATGCCTGAAGCCCAATTACAGATGTTTCTGAATCGTTCTTCTTGCGTTTCATAATCCCGGAATAGTTTGATTTGGATATTCCCGCCATATTGTCCGGCGCGACTCTTAGTGCCGTTGATATTATAGAAATTCAAATTTTCAAACTTTAGCTCTTTCGTCGTATCAAATACGCAAATAGCGGGGCTGGTGTAACTGTAATCAATTCCTGCGATGATCATAAATTCTCCGTTGGTATACAGAGAACTTAGTCTGATGTATCCTCAGAGGATTCTGAACCGCAGAAAGGACAAATATTAGGAGCTTGGGATTCTTCCGGATCGACTAACACAATAGCCGTCTTGCCGCATTCTTCATTATGGCAAGTCATTTCAAACTTAAGGAGACTCATAGCTTTCCAGTCATTACCGCCACGCGGGCTTCATTAAAGCCGCCAACGAACGTAGAGCCGTTGAATAGCATGGGGAATGAACGCGGCATCGGTTGACCTGCAGCTTCAAAGATAGCCGTCAAATCTTCACGAGTGTAATCCTTATCCAACTTCTTTACTTCAAACGTCTTGCCTTTAATCTTCAACAGATTCTCCAGCTGTAGACATTGCGCGCATGCGTCTTTCGAGTATACAGTCAGCATATCAAATCCTTACTGAGCAATGACGATCTTCTTTTCGTCAGGCACAATCAATGCGGTTTCTCTTTCGTTCCTACGGCGCTCAAGGATTTGTTGTGCAAACATCAGAATGTTATCCTCTTTCTTCTTGTAGGCATCAGGTCCCAGAATCAAAGCGCCGGTGTCTCCATCTACGGCGAAAGGACCATCAAAAGAAATATCCAACTCGCTGCTGAATGCATTAAACATATAGATCAGATTAGGCGCGTCGGCATTAACGTGTACAAGAGCACGGATGGGTTCTTTCTCATCTTCTTCAACTAGGAAGATAAACGATGGGAAAGGACCATAAACAATACGACCCGAGCCAGTAGGACTATCGCCAACTTGCAGTTCCGTATTAGGGTCAATCTTAGCAAAAATCTCTTTGAGTGCTCTAACTTTATTAGTCATCGTCTTTACAATTAGTTTAAAATTGGGGAGAGATAATCTCTCCCCTCGTACTATGATTTAGCTTACATACAGGCGACGCACTCGCCGCGCGATGCAACGATACCAGCCTTGCTGTAGTTATAGTACAGGCTGGTAACGAACGGGTCTTTGAATGCAATCTCATGAATCTCAGAGATATACGCTTCATCTTCGTCCGCATCGAAGAACAGATTCACAGACTGGCCTTGATCCACGTACATCTGACGAGCCGAAGCCATCGAGATAATAGCACGTTGATTAATTTCAAACGCAGTCTTAAACACTTCCTTCTCATGATCCGTCAGCCAGTCAACCGCCTGAACTGAACCTTGAGCTTTTGCTAGTTCTAGCATATGAGCATCGTCATAGACGCCCTTCTGCTTCATCAACTCTAGTAGGATAGGATTAGCGCGATCAACCTCACCTGCGGCCGTTAGCTGCGTGAAAGTCATAGCCGGATCAGGATTGATACCTTCAGAAATACCGCCCATGATCAACGCAGTCGATTTTGTCGGGGCAATTGCCATGAGGTGAGTATTACGAATTCCCAGACCCTCGCACCATTCCGGTTCTCCAAATTCCTTAGCCAAATCGCGGGTAGCCTTATCAGCTTGACCGCGAATATGACTGAACAACTCATCGTTGAACTGAATAGCTTCGAAACTATCAAACGGAATGCTATTAGCTTGCAGATATGTATGGAACCCAGCAACGCCTAGACCAAGAGCACGACCCTTTTCAGTAAAGCGTACCGCATTCTCCAGACCCTTAATTCCACGGGCTTTCTCTAGGAACTCGGCACAGACGCAATCCAGGAATACCGTTGCTACATAAGCCGCATCAGTGTGCTTCCATTCATGATACTTCGCCGCGTTCATCGAACTCAATACACAAGTGAACGAGTGGTCAGCATCGCTGAATAGTGCAATCTCAGAACACAGGTTACTAGCCTTGACGAATAGATCATGAGTTACATATGCAATGGGACGTAGACGATTGACCTTATCCGGGAAGAAGAAATAACCCTTGCCGGTGATCATCTTCAGAACCATCGCGGTCTGATAACGATCCAAGAAGTCTAGATCGCCGTTGTCTAGTCCTTCGATAAAAGCATCGGTGATACACCAACCAATATTAGCGTCATCAGGATTATTCTTAATGAAGGCTGCCAATTCATAAAAATCGCCGTGTGTCGGTTCAATATATCCAGCCCAAGCGCCACGGCGGGCAGTACCCTGAGCCACATCGCGCATCGCCTGTACAAAGTCTTTATAGACCGGAAGAACCCCGCTTGCTTTACCGCCACGAGAGATTTTTGAACCGCGAGCACGAATGTCTCCAAGATAACCAGAAGTCCCGAAGCCTTCTTGTGTCAATACGCAGGTTTCTAGTTCAGCCGCCTTAAAGCCGTAGATTGAGTCATCAATATACTGACCCGAACATGAAACTGGCATACCCCGATTAGTACCCATGTTAGCAAGAACAGGGGTAGAAGGGCTTAGCCAGCCGTTCCATAGGATTTCAAAAAACTTACGTTCCCAACGAATTGGATTATTTGTATGTTTAGCTGCCGTGCGAGCGATACGCTCATATTGATGTCTAGGAGTCGGTGCGTCATATTGATAACGGTCCTTGAACATCTGATAGCCACCGGTGCTATACCAACTAGGCAAAAGCCCTTCTGCTTGGAGCTTCTTGCGCTCTGTACTCAATTCTTCATAAATGCTCATAGCGCTTTACCTTTCCAAACAAATGCTGTCTTTTCCCAATTACGATTATACTGATTGCCCACGCCGCTGAAGAAGTCGTTGAATTGAAAGTCGTTGATTCCCTTGTAGAACCATTCTTCGATAGAATTCACGGTTTCTGCTGCAGTAAATACCGGCTCAATATCTAGGTTAGATAAACAGAAATTGATACGGTGCTTCACGAACGCTTTCAAATCATCTGAGGTAATTCCTGGAATATCCCCTTGTTCGAAAATCATATCTACGATACGACTTTCATGATCAAATACCTTTAGCGCGCATGCATTGATCTTAGCGACCAGAGCATGTAGTTGCTTTTTGGTAAGTTTAAGTTCGTCGCGTACTTTCTTGAATAGCCAAGCACCAGCCTCGGAGTGTAGATTTTCGTCGCGTACAGAGAAGTTAATCCCGCGAACTAGGTTCATCAGCTTATTCTTACCGTTGCTCTGGAAATGCTTAAGAAACGCAAAGGATGAATATAGCACCGCGCCTTCAAGCATCGTGAATGCTGCTAGCGATAGTAGCTCATCTTCATTCTCTAGCATAGCTCCAATGAAGGTCATTCGGTCATGTAGAACCGGATCATTGACATAGGAGGTGTAGAATTCGTCTGTTGCGATACCTAGCTCTTCATTTAGCTTGGCATAGAATGGGGCGTGGACGTTGAGTTCGAAGAAAGCGAAGGCACTAGCCATACGTGCGATTTCAGGGCGCGGGTATCGTTTAGCGACGACATCACCCCACCACTCTTCACCCACAAACAACTCATACTTAGTGAACAGCCTAGAAACGGAAATGACCCCATGCTTTTCAGAAGGGATCATATTAACTAGCAGGTCTTGCTTATCTTTCTCAACCTTTACTTCATCGTGGAGCCAAAAAACGCTATTTTGCTTTGCTGCGTATTCTATTGCCTCAGGGTAGTCCTTGTTCGTATAGGACTCGGTGGGCGTTTTTATTTTAGGAATTGCTTTATTCATTTCATCACTTTACCTTTGAAATTGGGAATTGCTCTTAGCCGAATATTTAGGTAAATGGATACATCGACTATAAAAAACTATATTATACCGAGCATAGTATGTGAAGTAAATATCGCCCTAAATTATTTCAGACGCCATTAATGAAGGATTTAAATGAACGCATTACCTATCATCCCAAAAAAGACTTTCGAAGTCAAAAGCAAGTATCTACCTAAAGGAAAGATTTTGCTAACTCCTTTCACCGTGGGATTGGAAGACATTCTAATCCAGGTCAAGGATGCGGAAGATGAACGAGAAAAGATGCAAGCTATCAAGCAGATTGTACAAGCCTGCTGCCAAACTCCAAATGTGGACGTAGATTCACTACCGCTATTTCTAATTGAGGAAATCTTCCTGCGCCTACGTCAGAATTCGGTGGGCGAAATCATTGAGCAACAATATCTATGCACCAATGATATTGTAAACACTACTGACGAAGGGGACGTTACCGTCAAATGTAACAACACAATGCCAGTTAATATCGACATTCGTGAATTCAAGATTGTCGAGGAAGCTGAACACACAAATACCATCATCGTGTCCGATCCCATTGGTATTAAATTCCGCTATCCTAGCATTGCTGTACTAGAAAGCGCCGATGCGGATACCAGCGATGAAATCGAAACTATCATCAGTTGTATTGAATCTATCTTCGATGCCGAAAATGTATATAACGCTGACGAATATACTAGAGATCAACTTAGAGATTTTTGGAATCAGCTAACCCTAATGCAAAAGAAGGAAGTTTATGACAAATTCTTTTCTACGATGCCTCATCTGCATTATGAGCAGAAGTTGACTTGTAGTAAATGCGGACATGTACACGAAATCGAGTTTAACTCTGTTCAAGAAGTTTTTCAATAATTATTGGCGGCCAGCTCATAGATCGCTTGGAACTACAACATGTGCTGGTTAGGGATCACAATATGAATCTCTACGAGATAATGAACATGACCCCTTGGCAGCTAGACGTTAAATTGCTATTCATTCAACGCGATCTGGATGATCAGGCTGAAAGACTTAAGAAACAAAAGGGCATGTTAGACTTAGGGTGATCCACTATATTATCAAAATAAAAGCCCCTCAGATTCTGAGGGGCTTTTTGCTTATGCTTCTACGTGAGGCTTCATAGCTATTGATTTGAACTCAATCGGCATCTCAGCATCCTTATAGATTTGCCAACGTTCCAATGCGTGCTTTAGTGCATAGTTAGGCTTACCGTCGAAGGAGAAGTTGTCAATAGGATCATAGACGTGGGCGCTACCCTTCTCATCATGGAGTCGGATAATACGACCAACTGCCTGAAGGATCGTAATGATGGACTTACTAGGATGAGCGAAGATGAGGTTTCTTAGCTTCTTAATAGATAGCCCGGTCGAAACGCATCCGCGCGTGCCTAGCACGATTACGCCATCTTCCTGCTCAGCAATAGCCTTAATGTCGTTTCGCTCGTCACGGTCCACCGCTCCGGTGATGACATAGACCTTCTTGCCGTGAGGAATCTTATCGAGAAACGCTTTCACATTCTCGATGTGCTCTAGCCGATCAAACATAACAAGGGTATTACCCTTAACGCTTGACATAAGACTAGCCAACATCTTATTTCTCTGATTGTGTCCTATGATGAACTCAAGCTCTTTTTGATAGCTGCATTCAGCGACATACTCAGATTCCGTCTTATCGTAGTTCAACTGGAACATCTTGATATAGACTTCCGTGGCACGCCCGGCATCAATCAACTGCTTAGTTGTGACTACTCGCTTGATAGGACCAAACAGGCTCATGACCAAGATAGGGTGAATCTTTTCAGCCTTAAGCGTGCCGGTCATACCTACACGCTGATAAGCGTTGGTGCAGTTATTCATGATAGCTGTGA